TATCCTCAAAAATCTCCAACAAATTTATTTCCTAACCAAACAGTTAAACATTTACCTACTACTACATATTATGCAATTCGGGATGCTGCTACAGATGAGTACATAATTCCGTTTGATAATATTTATAATAAAGTAAGTTGTGATAGCACTAGTAACTTCATTTACGTGGATATGAATAGTTTTATGCCAGAAAGATATTATCGCATAGAATTAAAAATCGAAGATGGATTTACAGAAGAGTATATCGACGACCAAATTTATTTTAAAGTAGTTAGATAATGGCAATTCGTGATTCAAGAACAATAGATCCAGTTAATTTACAGCAATCGTCAAAATATATTAATGACGGACTAACCGTTGTTTCGAATAATAAAAATGTCATTCCTAGAGACACGAATGGAAATATTATTGTTCAGTCTGGATCATATGTTATTATTGAAACTAATTCATTTAATATTTCGAATAGTAGTATGTTGCAAGTATTAGATACAACATTTAATTATTTTAAATTTCCTGCTCGAACTGTTGTAGAAGATATTCCAGATATAAACATAGATATTGATATTGATTCTATATTTGCAAGATATAAACCACCAAGTGGATTCTTGGAAATACCATTTGCAGGATTATCATATACTCCATTAGATTTTGATGTAGTTGTAGAAGGATTACCACAATCAGCACCTGGGGCATATACTATTACTAGACCTTTAAAGGAATCTGGAATTGATTTACGTTTCAGAGTAAAAATTACATATCGTGTAGATACTAATTTAAACGATCAATTTGCTGGATTTACAATTATTAAAAATAGTCCAGAAGCCGGAGAACCAAATCGAGAATTTATAAAATTTGAAGATCAACCTGCATTAGGACAATATTCGATTCGAACTGCAAGATTAGATGTAGTTATTTTGAATTCGCAATTTGATATTGGAGATCAATTTTTAATAGGAGGACAATCAAGACCAATTGACGCAGATCATCGAATTTATGGAGATCAAAGTTATTGGGTAATATCAGATGCGTCTAAAAATGTTGATGAATGGAATCGAGAGATTGAATAATGTTAGGAAATTATAAAAATATCGAAAATATATTAGCAGCAAAGAAGTCATTATCGGCTACTCGTATTCAACAGATAAAATTAGATAGTGCTGAAATATCAACGGATAATGCTGTAGTATTTAATCCAGATATTATTAATAAATCTACAGTAGAATTTCATGTTTATTCTGGCGAAACATGGGTAACAGGTAATCATCAAATATCATCATTAGAAACAGTACCGACTTTTTATGATGATAATAAAAGATTAATTCGTTTTCAATCACAACCATTTGTATTAGATATATACAATCAAATTGAAAATTTAAAATTAAATGGTGGAACATATCGAATAGTAGTTAACTTTTTTGAAAATTTAATTGGTAGTTATGAATATCCGTATTTAAGAATTGATGAAATATCTCCTGACAGAACTGAATTACGTTTAAAATTAACAAAACGTGATGCTATTAGTTTGCAGCAAATTAATAACTATATTCAAACGGTACGTCAAACATCTGACACCGGAAGATATTATGATTACCTATTAAACTTTAGCAGAAATCAATGTGTATTATTCGTTAACAGTGTTATTGTTGATGATTATTTATATGTTAAATTACATGAACCGTTACCAACTAATATCGAACAAGATTTTAAATGTTGGGTAGTAAAACAATTAAAACCAACATATATTGATAATATTAATATTGAACCTGTTACGCAGCCTAATCCTATCAATACTTTAAGTGGTCCAAATTGGCAAGCAAATTATTCATATGATACCTCTACTGAAACAGGATTACAAAATTGGAATGATTTATTAGGTTCATCAACTTCTACATCTCAACAATTAGTAGACAAATTCTTTTCTGGCAGTTTAGCTGGAATGAAATTGAATATAGATTATTCTGATTTCAATAACTTTATATTTTACAGCTCAGCAACCGAGCGTTTAAATAATTTTAAATATAAATTACAGTTAATTGAATATTATACATCGCAGAGTGTTGCATTAAATGATATTTCTGGTAGTGTTGCTACTACGAATGCTCAAGATTATGATACACTTAAAACTAATTTAATTGGAGGATTTGATAATTTTGAATATTTTTTATATTATGAATCTTCTTCTAAATTAACTACATATGATATACCTGTAGTAAATGCTAATGTGCCACAAGTTACTGGGAGTTATATACAGCCTGTACCGAAACAAAATTCTACAGTACCATATACTTTATATTCTATTTCATCAAGTCAATTTGAATCTTGGTTCGATGGAGTATATGCGTCAGCTTCATTATATGACGATATAAATAATAATTCATTAGTAAGAACCGTTCCGGATCATATACGATTACAATCTGATAATCTTCCGTTAACTACATTTGTTAACATGTTAGGCCATCATTATGATATACTTTACACGTATATTAATCATATGACAAAAATAAATAAACGAGAAGAAAATCCTAAATTAGGAATGCCTGATGAATTATTATATTCTGTAGCTAAACAATTTGGATGGAATTTAACAAATGGTAATCAATCACAAGATTTATGGCAATATGCATTAGGAGTATCAGAAGATGGTATTCCTATAACTGGTTCAAATACAATTGGAGATCCTTCTGTATCGGGTGAGAAATCTACATATACTATATGGAGGAGAATTGTAAATAATTTACCATTATTATTAAAGTCAAAAGGAACTAAACGAAGTATACAAGCATTGCTTTCTTGTTATGGAATTCCGCAATCAATGATTAGTATTAATGAATATGGTGGCCCAAGACTCGAACGAGCTCCAGTATATGAAAAACTAAATTTTGATTATGCATTAGATTTAATTAATAATTCTGCAGGAACAGTTACTGTAGATTATAACCAACCTATAGAAGCAGTTGAATTAAGATTTCGTACAGACGATGTAGTTAAAAATCCATTACTTCCAAGTACTATGAATTTATTTACTATAGGAACTAACACGGTAACTTTAGATTATGATTCTGGTACGAAAGGTACAATTCAAATTAATGGAACTGACAGTGGTACTATAGAATTATTTGATGGAGGTTGGTTAACAGCATTGTTAAGAAAAGATGGAACCGATTTAGAAGTTGTTGCAAAAAAATCTAAATACGGAAAAATAGTTGCAACAGTATCTGCTTCCGCTGCTGCGTCATTTGCTAGCTCAGGAACATTAACATTAGGTGGAACAACGGGTGGTAGTCGTTTAGAAGGACAACTTCAAGAATTACGATTATGGACTAGTAGCTTGCAAGATTCAGCATTTGAAAATCATGTAAAAGCACCAGGTGCATATGATGGAAACGTTTCAGCTTATGATGAATTAGTATTTCGTTTACCATTAACACAAAAAATTGATCATTCTGTAACATCTAGTTTAGATGGGGTTGAACCTAATAATTCTGGTATATCTGCTTCATTTGCAAGTTGGACTAATGATACCCCATATGACTCAATTGAAGAAACATATTATTATGACGGTATATCTTTAGCAGCAGGAACATTTGATGACAATAAAATACGTTTAGAAAACAATGATTTAGTTGGTCAATTAGATGTTCGAACAAGAGCTGAAAGATCGCAATTTGATAAAGCTCCATTAGATAGTGCAAAATTAGGTGTATATTTTTCACCTCAAACAATGATTGATGAAGATATTATCGCACAATTAGGATTCACTGCGTTAGATGATTATATAGGTGATCCGGGAGATGTTAATGCAAAAGCATATCCTGATTTAATACAACGAGCTCAAGATTATTGGAAAAAATATTCACAAGCAAATGATATTAATGCATATATCAGAATATTTACTTTGTTTGATTTGTCATTCTTCAAGCAATTAGAACAATTACTACCTGCCCGGGCAAATAAATTAACTGGATTATTAATACAACCAAATGTATTAGAACGTAGCAAAGACACAATATTACCTGCAATCGAAAGATTTAATAGTGGTTATAATACTGTCATACAAGAAGTTTCTCCTACGAGTTCTGGAGATTATTTAAATTATCGTGGCACTATAGACGGAAAGATTGTTGAAATTGAAGGTTTAGATGACGACCAATGGCAAGGATATTTAACTTCATCTCAAGCAAAAAAATATGATGGGACTACATATTCATATGATTATCTTATAAGATCAGGAAGTGTATATATTACTGGATCTACACCTTATTGGAGAAGTGAAGGAGAATTACCGGTAATTATTTCTGCGAGTTTATCTGAATTTCGACAAATACCAAATGTTCCTGGAACTATATATGGAGGATATTCATATGGTGCAGGATCATATGGTGACTCTAAAACATTGAAATTTGCACAAGTGCAAGACTATTTACCAACAGGTATCAATAATCAAAAATACAGTGGTGCAAAAATGACTAGTGCGAATTTTAATGTTAATACTACACAAACCGTCGACGGCGGTCCTGTTGTTGAAATTATACGTGCTAATCCAAATCAATTAAGATACACAAATAATCCAGGAGAAGGCGGTAGTTTTATATTAACGTAAAATCTATTTGAATGATATTTATTTAAAATAAAGGTAAAACAATATGGGATATTTAGATAATTCAAGTGTAACAGTAGATGCTATACTAACATTGAAGGGTCGTGAACTATTAGCAAAAGGTGGTAATGCTTTTAATATTACACAATTTGCAGTAGGAGATGATGAAGTAGATTATACTTTATGGAATCCTGATCATCCGCTTGGTACTAATTATTATGGAACAATCATTGAAAATATGCCTATTACTGAAGCTATTCCGGATGAAACTCAGGCATTAAAATATAAACTAGTAACATTACCAAAACAAACAACTAATATACCCGTTGTATCAGTTGGTAATTCTGCTATAACTTTACCAGGACCAGGAACGAGTGCTGTTATTGCACCTAATACTGCTAATCTTCAAGGTGGTAATGCAAACTTTGGATATACTGCAATTTTATCTGATTCATCGATAGCAGATATACAAGTTACTAAATTATTACCAAATCCTAGAACTAATACATTACCAACTAGTCCTAGATTTATTGGTGATAATGAAGACGCACAAAGTGTTTCAGTTGTTGGATTTGAATTTAGAGTTATTGCAAAAACATTGGTAGTTGAATCAAAAACTGCAACTATTACTATTATAGGTAATGAAACTGGTGGATCTACTACGATTAACTTAACTGTAAATAAAGCATCGACTGCTACTATTGGTAATGCAGCATCATAAAAAAGTAAATATGAAAACTATTAAACAACTTAAGAAACAGCAAAGATTAGGAGGAGTACCTAATAGACCGGTACAGCCAATATCACAACCCGAAAGTAGAACTCCTTCACAAGATCAAATTACATCACAAGTTCAACAATTAGCTCAACAGTTAGCTAATGAAATTATTGCAGAACGAGAACAATCTGAATTATTAGCTAGAAACGGAAGAGTTTTTACTAAATTTGATATTGTAAATGATATTGTTGATAATCAAACAGAAACTGTAACAGCTGGTTTGTGGTCTGACAATCTTGCTAGTTTAACAACATTTTTTACTGCTTCTGATCAAACCATATCGCAACGTCGTTATTATGTCGATACATATCAAAAGACACCTGCTGCAACGGGGTCTGCAGTTCAATTTTCTTTAGCATTTGGCCATGCATTAGGTAGTGGATCTGACTCACAAGGTCAATTAAATGATTCTCCATCTAAAGCAATTTATTCTCAGTATCGTCAATTATTATTGAACCCAAATGATACGAGATTTACAACAGCAGGATCTGGTAGCACTGATTATATTTATGTTGTTAACTTTAAGCGTAATCGATTAAAAGAAAGATTAGATGCTGGTAATTTTGAATTGCCTTTGCGATATATGTCTGCTTCACTTGATGTTAATGCAACTGGTAGTAATGTCGATGTTAGTAGTAGTGTGGTATTTACATTGATTGACGATTCAGCATTAGCAGCTGCTACAATTGGAGACTCGGGTCGAAGATATAATATTGTATCTGGTTCTATTAATGGAGGTGTTTATAATTCAACAGCACCTGTTTATTATGGATTAGCCTATCCTGATTATGGAACATTGATATTAGACGGTAAAATGTTAGATCAACAATTAAATTTCCAAACCACAACGGGTTCTAGTGTCGAAGGAAATAATCATTTCCGTTTATTTCATTCTATATCAGGTTCATCATTATTAACAAATCCTGAAACAAGTGACCCATATGGCTTCCTTGCAAGAAATTCAGAAAAAGTAACTAGCACACATTATTTTGTTAGAATTAAAAACGCTGAATATAACTTTTCGAATAATCCTTCTTATGTAACAGGTAGTGACGGATTGTTAAGACAGTCGACTTTTATCAGTGATCCGAAAACATATATTACTACAGTTGGATTATATAATGACTCACAAGAATTATTAGCAGTAGCTAAACTTTCTAAACCATTATTGAAATCATTCCAGCGCGAAGCATTGATTAGAGTAAAATTAGATTTCTAATATTTTGATACGTAATTTAGCCTCGTTATATTTATATTAAATGTAGCGAGGTTTTTACTATTATGTCTGAAGCTAGAATAAATGACACTACAATTTATGAAGGATTATATCCGTCAGTATTTAAAAAAATAGATACTGCAGATATTCAAATCAATCCATTTCAAGCGTTTAAAACATTTACAGTTTTAAGTGGTAGTTCTACAAGTAGTTTATTACCATTACAAGCAGTTTATATCGACACCGACGTATTACCAGCATTAGAAACTAATTTGGTGTATAATGATGCCGCAAATATAGACGGAAGTTTGCAAAGTGTTACTTATTTTTCAATCAATCATTTATTTTATAAAAACAAGAATCAACCATATAATAACTTCGGACAAACCAATTTAAATTTAATTAAGAAACATTTATATGAAACTGCAAGTGTATTTTCTTTTCCACAAAACAAAGTAGGAGAAGGAATAAAGCCAGGATCATTTACTTTGAATGTTGCAGATACTGCTTCATTTACATCTGATCAATATGGAAATATAAATGACACAGCATTTGATACGGGGTCAATTATTTCTGCGGTTCAATGGTATGAAGGATTTAATGAATATTTTGATACAAGCCGAATTGATTATGAATCTAATAATGTAACTTATGTTGATGGTGTAAATGCTTCTAATGGAGATCAATTACCGGTTGGGTTATCAGCAAATTTTACTGGTAGTTCTTATATTAAATCTACATTACCAGGTGCATATAATCGTGACGAAAATTATGCAATATCATTTTATGTGTCAGGAGCTAATGCATCAACAAACAATCAATTGATTATAACCAAGGCATCTGCTA